GATCCGCTGCGATGCGGTGAAACGCGCAAGCGTCCCGTGGAGTCGCCCCTGCTGGGGAATAACTGGCGACCTAGGGTGGGCAATTTTCAGCCGATGTGGTCCCCGAGTCGGTGAGATCGGGGCGCACTCCCTGTGACCGCGCTGATTGTCGGCTGGATTAGCCGGGAGCACTTCCTGGAACGCTGCCAGACGAAAGACTTTGGCTATGGTCCACGCCTCAGCCTCGACCAATCCGCCCTCCAGCCCATCTCTCGCGTCTTTAATCTCGATAACCAACAGGTCCACGACTACGCCAGACTCAGGAACGCCACAGACAGGCGGAAGGGCGTGGTAGACCGGCTCGTGGATGCGAAGAAGTCCAGCGTGGACGCAGATATCTTAGGTATGGCTGGTGAGTTAGCCGCGTATCGCTGGTTTGACATCCCCATCAATACTGACCAGCTCTGCCGTAGTGGCCCAGACCATGGCTATGACCTCAAGACCCGCTACGGACTCACCATCGACATCAAGGCCACCGACAAGCCCAGAGGCCACCTGTTCTTCAAGAGCGCTGAGAAGTTCAAGGCCATGTGCGCTATGCTCGTCGTTGTGACATAACGTCATTTATTTGACATAATCCCGCCCATGCCGAGTGGTGGAAGCCGACCCAGAACCGCAGCCAGCCGTCGTGGGCGTCCCAAGGGCACCACCGGCATCAAGCACCAGTCCACGATTACCAAAGAAGAGCACCGCGAAGCCCACCGCGCGGTCATCGCCAAATACGCCCAGCGCATGCTGCAGTCCCAGGTCGCTGCAGCGATAGGCATCGGCCACGTCTTCACAAGAGACAAGTCCGGCAAGTTCACCCGCATCGAGGACGAGCAGCACGCCGAGAAACTACTGACGCAAGGCACAGAGGGCCAGGACTACTGGATCTTCATGAAAGACCCCTCCACGGCCGCGTTCTCCGACCTGATGAACCGCGCGTTCGACCGACCCAAGGAACAAGCGCAAGAACTGGTCGTGACTGGCGAACTGACGCTGGTCAACCCAAGACTCACGGCTGCCCGGAAGCGCCTTGCCGCAAACCGCTGAACAGATCCACGCGGAGCTGGCCGACTTCATCGGGGAGTTCTACGCCGATCCCTTAGGCTTTGTCATCGCCGCCTTCCCGTGGGGTGAACCCGGCCCCCTCCAAGACCACACCGGCCCTGACACGTGGCAGCGCGAGTTTATGCAGTGGTTAGGGGAAGAGGTCACCAAGCGGAAGTTCGATGGCCAGAGCGCCGTGGAGCCTGTCAGAGCGGCCGTCTCAAGCGGTCACGGGATCGGCAAGTCTACGCTCCAAGCGTGGTTGGTCCTGTGGATCATGTCCACGAGGCCGAATGCGCGTGGGACAGTCACCGCCAACACCGCCCACCAGCTTGATACGAAGACGTGGGCCGCTGTGCAGTATTGGCACAAGCTCTGTCTGACCGCCTCCTGGTTTGAGTGCAACACCACCCGCCTTTACATGAGGGGCAACCGGGAGAGTTGGTTCGTCGCCCCGCAGTCCTGCCGGGAGGAGAACTCAGAAGCCTTTGCCGGCCAGCATGCGGCGGATAGCTCGAGCTTCTACATCTTCGATGAGGACTCAGCGGTCCCTGACCTGATCCACGAGGTGGCGCAGGGTGGGCTGACTGACGGGGAGCCGTTCTGGTTCCTGTTTGGCAACTGCACGCGCAATTCAGGCAGCTTTCATCGGGCGTGCTTCGGGGTCGATAGGCACCGCTGGAAAACGTGGGTTATCGATAGCCGAAACTCGAAGTTCACCAACAAGAAGCAGATTGAGGAATGGATCGCGGACTATGGAGAAGACTCCGACTTCGTGCGGGTTCGTGTCCGTGGACTCCCGCCTGCGGCCTCTGACCTCCAATTCATTGACAGTCAGAGCGTATCTGGAGCGCAACGACGGGACATTGCTGGGCTGCCTGATGATCCCCTGGTGGCTGGACTGGACGTCGCCAGAGGCGGCACCGATGAGTGCGTTCTCCGCTTTCGCCGCGGTCAGGATGCACGAAGCATCCCAGCGATCCGAATCCCAGGCGAGCAAGCCCGAGACTCCATGCGCCTCGTTACCCTCGCTGCCGATGTCCTCGGGCGGGTCTACGACGGTCGCAGAGTCGCTATGCTCTTCATCGACGGCACCGGGGTGGGTGGCCCGATTGTGGACCGCCTGCGTCAACTGGGTCACTCGAACGTCGTAGACGTGCAGTTCGGCTCAGAAGCCCCGGACGGCAAGTGCGCCAACATGCGGGCGTTCATGTGGCGGCAGATGCGGGATTGGCTCCGACATGGGGCGATAGACTCCACGCCGGCCTTGGAGATGGACCTGACTGGTCCAGGCTACAAGCACGACTCGCGGGACCGGCTGCTGCTGGAGTCCAAGGAGCAGATGAAGGCACGCGGGGTGGACAGCCCTGATGACGGGGATGCGCTGGCGCTGACCTTTGCCGCCCCTGTCAGAACTGACAGGGTGGCGCTGCCGCAGTATCGCCCGCCCTCCAGATGGGGTTAGGTGTAGAATAGTCGCGCTTACGGGAGGGTTTATGGCGTTTGTCGCAGCAGCCCTGACGTTCGTCCTCGTGTTCTGGTCGGTGGTGGAATTGTGCGTCCCGTGGATTGAGAGAGCGCCCCATGCCCTCCGTCAGTAAAGCCCAACAGCGACTCATGCAGGCCGCGGAGCATGGGGCCGACTTCCCGATGGCGAAGAAGGTCCGTCGCTCCATGACGCACGACCAGATGCATGACTTCGCAGTGGGGAGCGAGCAGGGCAAGCCGCAGCATGTGCCGCACCCGCATCGCAACCTCGGCTCCTACCTCCACAAGCCGAAGCGGAAGCGCGACACGGAATCCTGGATTGCTGGGAAGTCGCGATGAGGGCGTGGCTGAAGTTTGTGAAGTTGTTCCCGTCGTTCTATGGCGTGTATCGTCATTGGCGTTACAGTCGGCGGCGGTCGCTGCAAGAAGCCTATCGGTCATGTCGTGAGATTGCCTTCGGTCAGCGATGACACATACCCATCGATTCCTCGGCATCGGCGATGATGGAAGTGGAACGAGTCATGCCCTCTGTGACTGTGGGGCAGAGCGTTGGAGAACCGGGGAGTTCGAGACGGTTCGTGAGGCTCACGACATGCCGCTCAGTTCTTACGAGGAGCATCGCTTGCTAGTGCGTCTTACTGTTGTCGAGCGTCATGTCACGGAAATGACTGAACTCTTTGCGGAACTCTACAACCGCTTCCGTCAGGAATGCCCGCATCTCAACCTCCCAGATCGTCACCCAGTGCAGCAGCGGCATTAGGCCATGCCTGACGTCAAGGACGGCCAATACGAGAAGCTGTTAGAAGAGATGCTGAAGCGGTGGACCTATGCCACCGACCAGTTGCAGGACATCCGCGCCGAAGCCACGACGGATATGCGGTATGTCTCGGGGAATCCCTGGGACGACGCGGATCGCCGGCAGCGGGAAGATGCCGGACGTCCGGTCCTGTCCTTGGACGAACTCGGGCAATACACCAACCAACTGATCAACGACGTGCGGCAGCACAAGCGGGCCATCAAGGTCACACCGCTGGGATCTGGCGCGAACGACGACACCGCAAACCTCAGAGCGGACCTCATCCGGCAGATCGAGTATCGGAGCAACGCCCAGCAGGCGTATACCTCGATGTTCGAGAACACCGTGCAGCGGGGGTATGGATTCTGCCGGGTCAAATCGCAGTGGGCGACGACGCCGCTCGAGTCTGGTGGAACGGGGCAAGCGTTCAATCAGGAACTCGTCATTGAGCCGATAGTCAATCCAGATACGGTCACCATTGACCCGGATGCCTTGAAGCCGGACGGGTCGGACATGCGGTTCGCGTGGGTGACGGAGACGTGGAGTTACGAGGACTACCGGAAGAAGTTTCCGAAGGCGCGCGTGCAGGACTTCGACGTCCAGTTGTCGGAACGTGCGCCGATGTGGATGAAGCCGTCACGGATCCAGTTGGCGGAATACTGGACGATTGAAGAGGATCGCCGGACGCTGCTGCTGTTCAAGAACAAGCGGATGGGTCCGGACGGGCAGAC